CCGAGGTTGTCACCCAGCGCGTTGGAGAGCCGTCGCCGCTCCCTGGCGTCGGGATCGTCCTGGTCCGCCTCGTCGAACTGGGCGGGCTCCTCTTCGCCGCGGAGCTGGCTCACCGCGTCGAGCTTCTTGTTGGCCGCGGCCAGGTCTTCCTCGAGCTGGGCGATGCGGCGGGCCTGGGCGGCCTCGAAGTCGAGGCCCTCGGCGTACCAGCGGCCGCCCGCGTCGCCGAAGGCGTCCAGAAACCGCTTGAGATCACCGCGATCGGCCGCGGCCTGCTGGGTTTCCGGCGTGGCGGGTTCATCGGCCTGGCCCTCGCTCTTTTGCGCGTCGCTTCCGGCCGGCGCCGCCGCGGGCGGCGGTGGCGGATCCGCTTGGTCCGGCTTGCTGGCTTGCTTCGAGGCTGCAGCATCGCCGCCGCCGGCGGTGTCGCCGGCGTCGTCGCTGCCCAGGCCCAGCAGCGCGGCCAGCCCGGCCAGGATGCCGCGTTTCTTTTCGAGTACTTCGGGGGTGTCGCTCATCGAGGTCTCCTCGCGTGAGATGATGGTTGCTCGAATGGTCTCGCCCGCGGCGAGCTTGGTACGTGTCTGGCCGTCGGCGCCGTAGGGGCAGATGGCCACGCCGCGGAGCGGCCACTCGCGGAAGATGACGGCCGGGCCCTTGACGTTCTTGCCGTTGACCTGGGCCGAGGCGTTGTGGCCCACCTCCTCAACGCGCATCCCGTTCCCCCCGAAATAGATGGACGCCTCGTAGGGGACGCCCGCCCGGGCCTGGTGCACGATGCGGCCGACGATCGGGTCGTCGTCAAAGGGGATCAAGTACCCCGAGGCCCACATCCCGTCTCGCTTTTGCTCGAAGGTGTCGAGGTAGCCGATCACCTGCTCGGGATCGTGCAGGTAGTCGATCGGCACGCTGGCCTTGCGGCGCATCCCGGAGAAGTCGTGGTACCAGGCCTCGCCGTACCGCTCGACGCCCTCGTTGGAGCGGATGAGCATTTTGACGGGGATGCGGTCGGCTTCGGCCGGAGCGTCTCCGAGCTGGAGGGGCCCGCAATCAAGGTATAGCGCGGAGGCGGGATATTCACGCTTGCCGCTCCTTGCGTCGAGGGTGGTCGTCGTCGTCATGATGCCAGTGCCTCCATCCGGTCGGCCAACAGCTCGAAGCGGTCTAATACCGACTCGAGATCCTCGACGGTCTCGGCACCGCCGGCCGGCTCGTTTTGGCCGCGGCTCGCGTCGACCTGTTTCAAGAACCGGCCCAGCTTCTGCTCGCGGTACTCCAGGTACTTCTCCTCCTCGTCGACCAGCTCGTAGGCGTCGGTCCCGTCTCGCTTGCGGCACACCCGGGGCGTCGAGCTGAACCCCGCCTTCACCGCCTCCCGTTCCGCCTTCACCTCCTGATGCGGCTGGAGCCACGGCAGCGCGGTCGCGATCAGCGACCACTTCAGGTCGCTTACGGACACGCTTTTGGGAATCTGGATCTCGCCGTCGATGATCGCCAGGGCCAGACGCCAGGCGATGAGCGAGTCCAGGAAGTCGCGGTTGTCGGCCCGTTTCTGTTCGGCCGACTGGTCGTAGATAACCCACGCCTGCCGCTGCCCCGAGTAATGGCTGTGGCGTTCGTCGAACCAGGAGTACGGCAGATCCACGCACTTCATCACCAGCATGATCAGCAGCTTGATGAAATCCTGGAACTGCTGGGCGGGCTGCTGCGATTCGACGATCTCCACGTCTTCCTGGTCGTCTGACCAGAGGTCGAATACGAACGGCGGGTTGCCGAAATCCACTTCCGTGGCCGACTTGTCCAGGTTGCCGTCGTCGTCCTCCTCGGTGGTCGTGTCCCCGGCCGCGTCCTCCCGCTCCCGCGACTGCTTGACCTTGACGCCGAACATCTGGGCGATTTTGGCCTTCGCCGTGGCGTAGGTCAGCCCCTCGTACGTGTCCTGGAGCGTGGCGATCGCCGGGGCGATCAGGCCGACGCCGCGGACCTGGTCAAATCGGCCGGTATCAAAATAGCCGTGCCAGAGCATGTGCCGGGCAGGGACCCAACGATCGAACTCGAACCCGCCGCCCAGCTTCGAGTCGCGGTTGTGCAGCGCGTACTTCTTCGCCCGGCCCGACTTGGTGACCCAGATCCCGTGTGTCACCTTTTCCGGCTCGGTCGGCTGCGGTGCGTCGGTGCCGCTCGGGTTACGGATGCGGTCTTCTTCGATCGCCTGCACTCGGCCGCTGGACAGTTTCAGCGTGCCCACGTCGCCGTCGATCGTGCGACGGGCCTCGGTGAGCCGCATGTAGCGGCGGAGGCCGTGCCGGCCGGCCACGTCGAAATTCAGCGGCCGACCCCACCGCTGGATGAACTCCTCGAGCTGTTGGTCGAACTTCTTGTTGCCGCTGCCCGCCTGGAACTGGAAGGTCGAGCAGTAGTTGAGATGTTGGCGGAGCATCCACGCGGCCAGGGCGTAGTTGCGCACCACGTCGCGACCGGTGGCCGTCAGCTTGCGGCGGGTGGCCGAGGTCTGCTCTTTGTCCTCGGAGATCAGCTTGACGCGGCTGGGGGCACGCCGCTTCTTGGAGTCGTCGACCACGTCGTAGCCGAACCGGCGCAAGGGGGCGCCGGTGGGATCGACGAGCTGAGCGTGGCCGTTGGAGTTGGGCACGAGTCAGAAGCCTGAGAGGTCGATGCTGGCAACCCGAGGTCGTTTGGTCGGGTCGGTTTTGTCGCGGAGGATGGCGGCGCGCCGGGACACGGCGGCCGGGTCGAACTCGACCGTGAGCCCCTCGGTGGAGACCTTTTTGGCCCCGGCGTCCTGCACCGCTTCGAGGTTACCGAGCTGGTCGGAGTCGGACATTTCAGGGGTCAGGGGCCAGGGTTCAGGGGCCAGGCTCGCTTCTCGGGCGCCATCCAAACGCCCTGGCAGCGCTGGGCACGCGGATCTCATCCAGACGCCGAGCCATCCGCCACCGCACGCGCATCAAAAAGGCCGGGCGGGGAGTGCGGCCCCGCACGGCCTGCGTAGATCCGGTGTCGGAGGATCTATTGGATGGTACCGGCGGCGAGCGGCCCCGGGCGAGGCCGATCGGCGCGCGGAAATTCGGTATCCGATTAAATGTCAATCTGGGTAAGGGCCTCAGACGCCCGGAGAGCCCGCTACAGGCGTTTCGACCGGGAGGGACTCCTTCCCGGCAGACAGAGTTGTCGGCGTTTCCCGGTGCACGGGGAGGCGGATTTGGGCCTCAGAACCGGGGTTCCAGCGTCAAGATTTCGGCCGAAAACAGCACTTCTTGGCCTTCAGCCCCGATCCGCACGGGCAACGCTCATTCCGCAGCCGGCCGGAGAGCTTCACGACCGGCGGTTTCTCCTGAGCCATGGCCTTCGCCTGGGCGGCCAGCGTCCGGGCGAAGGCTTTTGTCTTGCTCTTGTTTTTCATCCCTCATGCCTCGTCAGTTTCACCGGCGTCCGGACTCGGAGCTGCTGGCCGCACTCACATTCCACGTTGCGCCATTCGACCTGGTCGTACGACTCGCCGGCGCGCGTCGTCCCGCCGTAGTGGTGCACCGCCGCGGCGACCGTGTTCAGGTTCACCGAGACGCTCCGCCCGCAACTCGGGCATTTCGGCGGGTTCAGCTCCACCACCTCCCGGCGGACGTTTTTGGCCCCGGCCGGGCGGCCGCGTCGCCTCTTCTTCCTTGTCCCCTGTCCCCTGTCTCCTGTGCCCTGTTGCTTCTGGCTCATCGTCTGGTGCCTTTCGTCGTTAGGACCGTTTCACTCGGATCTTTCGCCGCCTGCGTCGCCGAGGCGGCGCCGCGTCGCTCAGTGCCGCGCCCAAGTAGCTGGCCCCGACCAGGCAGCCGACCAGGTTGTCGTGCCAGTGGTTTTCGACGTTGGGCCGGAGGAGCCACTGGTGCATGCGCCGGCCGCCCCCCTCGACTTCGTGCGGTTTCTCGCTCGCCTGATGGTCGGAGAAGAGCGTGTGCTGGTCGGGGTCGGCTCCCCAGAGGGTCAGGCTGCCGGGCTCGCCAGGGAGCTGCTGGAATCGTCGCAGCTTAAAGGTCTTCCAGGCGTTGGCGTCGAATTCGAGCCAGCGGTAGCGGCGGCCCTTGCGGCGGAAGAGGCCCGAGTTGTGGCCGCGGCGATCGCCCGGCTTGTAGTTCCACTCGCTGATCGGGCGGTTGGCCGGGCCGATCGGCACGCCGCGGGTGGGCCGGATGATCTGGGACCGGCCGTCTCGCGTGATCGCGCTCTCGACGGTATCGGGGAGGTAGCCGATGTCGACGCCGACCAGGTCGATTTTGCGAGTCTCGGTCCCGTCGCTCGTCGAGCACTGTTGTTCGAGTAGCCATTCCCAGAGGGCCAACAGCCCGGCGAGGATTGCCCCCTCCTTGGTCTTCGCGCGGTACTCGGTTTGCAGAGTCACCTTGGCCTGTCGCATGGTGAAATAGGCGCGGCGCTGCCCGGGCCACGTCCCGTAGTCGATCACCCACGCCGTAAGGTCGGCACGCACCGCGGCGACCGTCCACCAGAGGAGCGCGTCGTGCACATCCACGTGGGCAACTAGATAGTCGGCGGCGGTGGGGACCTCAGCGCGCGGGAAGCCGTTCAGCCGCTGGCGGATTTCTTGGGCCGTCAGCTCGTCGACCGCGTCCTCCTCCTCCGGCGCGTTTTGATATTCGCACGTGAAGGCGTACCGGCCGCGGGTGATCAGGAGGTTGTAGGCGTGCTGGATCGCTGAGAACTCTTTTTTGGTGTACCGCTCGGGCCAGGCGACCTCGGCCCCGGCGTCCATCGCCTGTCGGTTCCGGCGGTAGAATTCGGTCGTTTTGGAGCCGTCGCCCCCGTCGCCCAACTCTTGGCGGAGTCGTTCGCCGTACTGGTCCCACAGCTCGGAGTTGTCGGGCCACTTGTAGACGAGCTGGTATCGCACGCCCCGCCAGGCTGGCGACGCGTTGCGGTCGAGGAGCTGGTCCATGGCGTCGCCCGGGCAGATGACCGTCCCCAGGATGACGGCGGAGATCTCGACGCCGGGGCCGGCCAGGCCAAGCAGGGCACCGCGGACGATGTCCAGCCGCGTTTTGCACTGGAGGGGAGAGCGGGCCGAGTCGTCGGTCTGGATGTCGTCGCCGATCACCAGGTCGGGCCGGATCACCTCGCCGTCTGGCGTGGTGTGGTTGGGGCCACGGACCGCGCCCAACAAACCGTCGATCTCCAGGATCGCCCCGCTACACGTGCTGCCCGGGACGCTCGGGAGGATCACCTGGGTCTGGCTCCATCCCAGGTGCGTCGGCCGGCCGTCGAGCGTCTGGGCGTGTGCCCGCTGGCTCACCCCCTCCAGCGCCCGGATCGGCCAGCACACCTCGGGGAAGTCGGCGGCCAGGAGGTCGTTCGTCTCCAGCTCGCGTTTGATCGCGGCCAGGTTCTTGGCGGCCTTCTTTTCGTCGCCGCCCAAGAACAGGAGGTATCGGCGGCTCCCTCGCGACAGGGCCCAGAGGCAGGCACAGCGGAGCATCGACGTCTTGCCGGTCGCGCGCGGGGCGGCGATCGCCCGCAAGCCGCCGTCGAGGATCACCTGTTCCAAGTAGCGGATGATCCGCAGGTGGTCGGGCGAGAAGGGGAGCCGGAAGATTCTGGGGAAGTAGGTCAGCAAGAAAACGCGGAGGCTGGCCAGCGCGCGGGCCTTCCGCTCCGGATCGTCGACCGGCGGCGGGGGGCCGATGTCGCGGCCCGATTCGCTCTCCGCCCGGCTCCGCTTAGCTGCCCGCTCCTTCTTGGCGGTATAGCTCCGTGCGGAGTCGGACGATTTCGGCGACCGCTTTCCTGGCGATCTCTTCGGTGGTGTCATCTTCGGTGGAGATTCCAAGTGGTTCCAGATGCGAGCGCAAGAGGGCCTCGGCCGGGGCGTCGGCCGGCTCGTCTTCTTGCGGCCGTTCCGGCCGGTTGTGGAGTCGGAGGAGCCGCATCTTCTCCTTTTGCGTCGCCAGCGCGGTCCTCATGTCGCGATCGGCCCGGGCGGTCCGGTAGATGTCGTCGAGCCGCTTGATCGCGGCGCCCAGCTCCTGGTCTCGGTGGTAGTCGGCGGCCAGCGTGATCTGCCGGCGGGCCGCGGCGATCGCCTCGTCGATGGCGTCCTCGGGGATCTCCAGGGACTCGGCCGCGTGGCGACTGAGCGACTCGGGCGAGAGGCCCGAGACGGCCAGCAACACGAGCCGGTCGATCGTCTCGGCCGACACCGCCGCGGCTGGCGGCGGACGTTTGCGCGCCTTAACGTCCGGCCGCTTGGCCGGACGTTTGCGCGCCTTAACGTCCGGCCGCTTGGCCGGACGTTTCCGCGCCGCAACGTCCGCCCGCTTCCGGCCGGTGGTCTTCTTCTTCATCCGGCCAGCTCCCGGCGTAGCCGATCGACGGCGCCCTCGGCGATCACCGGGTCATACTCGCATCCGATCGCCTGGCGGCACTCCAGCGCGGCGGCAATCAGCGTGGTTCCCGATCCGGCGAGGGGGTCGAGCACGACGGCCCCGGCTGGCACGCATTGCACCAGGTCGCGGCAGAGGGGCGTCGGCTTCCCCGTCATGTGGTGCTTGTCCCGCTGCCTTACCGGATATCGGTATACACCTCGCCACGGGCCTCCGTGCGTGGCGGGTTTGCTGACGCCTTTCGTGCCCCAGACCACGTACTCGGCCTGGTGGCGGTAGTAGCCTTTGTGAGGCGCCCGGGCGCAGTCGGTCTTGTCCCAGACGATCAGGCCCCGCCAGATCAGTCCGCCAGCTTGGAGCGCGTCGGTGGCCGTCGGGAGTTGCCGCCAGTCGGTGAACATCAGAATGTAGCCGTGCGGTCGGAGCACGCGGTGGCATTGGGTGATCCAGAGGGTGCACCAGTGGAGCCAGCCTCGCCCGTCACGTCCGTCGCCGGAGAAGTTGGGATGAGGTCGACGGGTCCCGGTTTGCACGTATTTGGCCCGCGGCGAGGCGTGCCGATCGCTGCGAGTGAGTCCGCCGCTGGAGTAGGGCGCATCGGTCAGCACCAGGTCGATCGACTCGTCGGGGAGCGAGTCGAGAAACCGGAGCGCTTCGCACGGGTAGAGGTCGACGAGGCGGTCGCTGTAGATCGGATCGGCAAGCGTGGTCTCCGGGCGTCGGGGTCGTCGTCTGATTCTGGGCACGGGTTACCTCCAACCGGTCCGTGGGTACGGGATGCGGTCCAACGCGCCCGACTCGATCAGCGCCGGCCAGCCGTCGCGATCGGCGAGGGCCTCGGCACCGGCCCGGGTGAGCTTGTACTTGATCTGGAGGATCTCCAGGCCGAAGCCGCAATCGATCATCAGGTGCCGGTGGTAGGCCGGGTCCGACCGCCGAAGCCGGCCCATTTG